TAGAGATTGGAACATGTAGAAATATCATACACTTATCCTTACACTTACACTACTACCATTCGCATTGCTCTTACATCGGAAAATGAAGTAGCTATGAAACGCTCAGTCTTCGGTCCCATCATCTGGAAATCCTTGACATCCTGATACGACGGAAACCATTCAAAACTCCTGATTGAGACAGGTCCTACCTTCTCCGCAAACTCGGACTTTAACTGAGCCGCATACAGATCATCAATTTCACCATGGTCAACCGATGATAATTTCTCTGTTATGCGCTTATCTAGCTTAAACAACAAATCATACAATCTCCTATTGCAACCTGCTTGAAAGGCCATGCACACACAAGTCGCCTTCGTAACTATCAAGTTATCCGAGCCGTAATAAATTTTATTCAGAACGCGCTCGGAATCACGTATTGGATAAAGAGAGCCATCATCAATGACTCCACCACGGAGGAATTCAAATCCTTCAACATTCCCCTCGCTACAGATAGCAAGCTTACCGACTTTATCTTCAGTTTTCATACCAAAGACTACGTCAGACCACCACTTCTGCTCTTCCGCCAAAACATTCAAAGACAACCAATCATCAGACATGACGGCATATATGGAAATATCCTTATACTCATCATCTGTGATTTTTTTCAGCCAAAACACCTCCTTCTTGCAACTTTCGCACATAGGACAAGGGCAATCATCCATACCCATCTGCATCTTATGACTGCGTATATATAACCTAAAAGATCTTGCTAGGTAAATATGACGCAATGTATTTCCATCTGCAGTTAGAGTATTACCTGAAGGTGTGGCCCCTTCACGCGTAAAACAATACCCTCCGCCCATAATCATATAAGGTCTTATATAGTCAGCCCAGTAGCCGGCCAGCACCTTTAGAATCTCAACCTCCGGAACCCTCCTGACAGAACCAAACGCGGTGGCAGACAACCAATGCAACATCAAAAGAAATGCTGTCTCCTTACATGTTGTCGCCTCCCACGATTTCTTATCCGCCTCAAGGAATGTACTTCGCTTTATCTTTTCTTCAGCAACTTCTAGCGGAATATCATGAAGGAGCCCGTACTTAATTGAAAACCATCTGAGGGTCTGTACAACACCACCGTTTTTGAACTGCAACCCAATTGCATTACCAAAAAACATGGAACGTATAGCATGAAATGTCGGCATTATAACACGATCACCGACAAAATGGTGGAAGAAGGAGGCAACCTGGATGGCACGAATTTTTTTTGCAATCTTTAACACTTCCCCTTTAAAGGCAACCTTATAGGGTATCATAAAAAGATGCTTCATCTCGCCACTTGCCAAGAGAGAGAGTGCACTGATAACAATTTGAAAGATCGAAAACACAAATTGATCCTTGCTCTCCTTTACTGGTCGTTTGTAACCAGGTACAAATCCAGAAGAAGATTTAGGGGGCATTTTATCAACAGGGGTTTCTAAATCCCCAGCATCAATAAAAACATTATCAAGCTTACCGTCAGTTTCACCTCTAGGTGTCATGTTATTTGCGACATCAATTAGCATCAGCATAAACATTTTTTTATCGATCAACGGCTTGACTTGCCCTTCACCAAGGAATACGGTCGCACCATCAAGTGCTCGCTGCTCAGTATTGCCACTACTTAAGCTATAACCCCAATCCTTTTTCTTGCCCCTCTCCTCAGGGTTCCAGTCCTCTTCAACCCAATCATCCTTTACACTTTTATCCTCAAATCTCGATCCTAATCCTATTAATTCACTTAATTTGCCAACCTGCTTACCGGGCATGATTTTAACATCTCCGACGTGACACAACAACATCCGCTTCTCTGCATCAGGATCACATTTAGCAGAGTAGTCAGACACACGCTTTGTGATGGCCCCAGTCAAACTCGCAGACATATTTGTACTAAAATAAGTCCTCTGAATAAACTCACCCTTGGCCAATTCAGCACGGTACGCTTTCCCCAAAGCTTCAGGGGCAAAAATGCCTCTTACTACTGTCAATGAGCCTTGCCTAGATAATTTCAATGCAACTAAAGAACGAACCTCACGGGCGAGGCTTTTATCAATATGTATATAGAAAATCTGTGAACTCTTCAAAATATGACAATCCCAATGGTCCAAATAACCGTACTTAACACAAAGTCTAAGAACGTACTGTAAAGTGTGAGGAAGCTTCAAGGTCCTGTCACATGAATAAAAAGCTTTCATATGGCAACACGTTA